CAGGAAGATTCAAAGCATTTTTAGCTTCATCCCAGGTAGTAGACAAGAACTGATATGCACCTGCAGCATCAGAACGTAGTTCACCTGACGAGTTAATTTGACGAGGGTGTTGAGACAAGTCATCAAACTGTCTGCCTGTGAACTGGGTATTGTATCCACGTTCTCCAAGAGTTCCTTCTGCGAAACGAATTACGTTGCTCATGCGAGTCCATCCATTAGAGCCGCTAGTAATACCAGCGGCTACTGGACCTTTGGGTGGAGTAGGACCCCCATTGGTAGTAGGAGTATCAGTAGATTTTGCAGTAGTTTGTACACCATAAGGTTTACCTGTTTCTGGATTAATGCCTTGTTCAACAAGCCCTGAATTCTTAATTGCCGTTTCTAAAGCTTCCTCAGCAGAAGCTTTTCCGGGCTGTTCGTATACAGAATCGCTGGTATCGCGAAGCTTGATATCTTTAGAATCACCGTACAGTGTTCCAGCCTCATTAAAGAATTTCCCGGCAGTAGCTAATGCACCAGCTTTTCGTTTAGCACTTTTAAGTTGACCCTCAGCCTTAACTTTAGTTTTAAAAGACTTAACATCACCAGCAGCTTGAATACCAGTCTTAGTAACAGCTGCCTGTGCCTTAATAGCAGCTTGTTTTTCTTCAGAACGAATAGTTGCCGCTGTTTCCGCAATCTTGCCGTAGTCAGGTGCATTGCGCCTAGCAGCAGCAAAGCTACGGACCATATCGTCTGCAGCAGATTTACCAGCTTGCGCGAAGTTACTTGACCTGCCGATACTATTAAACATATCACAAAAGATGCAATAACTATATTGTAGGTAAAATGTAGAATAGGACTATTAGCGCATTATCTAAATAATGGCAAAGAACAATAAAGAATCTGATTCCATGTCTGATATGACAATGGATGAAAGGCGTGCCGCCGATTACAAAAATAACAAAAAAACAGCCAAGGATAACCGCAAGGCGGTACAGGGTATGTTTAATTTTGGCTCAGTAATGAATGATTTTTATGGTTCAGAGCCAGAAGCTGGAAGTGAGCAAGCACTAATGAAAAGCTCGTTCCAGGGCAATATGATTCAGTCCGCACTGGACTCTCAGCTGGCTATGCAGCTAGGCGCATTTAATGCAGGGATCGCTCAGAGAAATATGAAAACTCAGGCAAATCTTGAACAGCGTAACCAAGCTGCTCTTATGAAAGATGAGTTTAACTACGGAATGCAGCAGATGGATGCTCAATTCCAATATCAGAATACTTTCTCTAATGCTCAATACGACCGTGATATAGGAATGCTCAGTGCTCAGGGTGAGCAGAGCCGGCTTGGGCAAAGAGAGCAAGGTACGCAAGATAGACTTCTTAATATCGTACAGGGTGAACAAACACGTTTAAATGACGCTCAAAATAATGTGTCAAAAGAAAGAATCTCTAGAGGACTGTATGACTCTCAACGTGATGTGGCAAATATCAACAAAGAGTCTAATCTAGGAGTTGCAGGTTTACAGAAAGAATCAGCATTAGGAGTTGCAAATATTGGAATGAAATCTGCATTAGGAGTTGCTGGACTGCAGAAGGAATCAGCCAAGGATGTAGCAAATATTGGTAAAGAATCAGCACTGGGAGTTGCAGATAGGCAGAAAGAATCTGCTTTAGGAGTTGCAGGTATTCGCGCAGGAGCTGACACCACAGTTGCTTCTACACAAGCTGACGCATCAAGAGATGTTGCAAAAACACAAGCTAAAGCATCGACAGACGTAGCCACAACACGAGCTGGCGCTGACACTACAGTTGCAGAAACACAAGCAGGTGCCAGTAAAGATGTAGCTAAAACACAAGCTGGTGCAAGTACAACAGTTGCAGAAACACAAGCAGGTGCTAGTAAAGATGTAGCTAAAACTCAGTTAGAAGGTAGTAAGTATTCAGCTAAGCAAGCAGCTGATGCATCCAAGTATGGATCAGATAGAACTGTCGATGTTGCCAAGGTTAATACACAAGGCACAATTGATAACACCCGTGCTACCGGTGATGAAACAAGGCAAACACAAGACAACGAGCAGCGTCTTAAGGCTAAAGAGCGTGCCTCAATGCATAGCTATGCACGTGGTACTGCGAGGGCATTCTGATGACAGTCAAGTCAGACAAAAGCGGCAAAGTATATCTGAACTACGTGGAGCAGTGGTTGGATACCATCCCTGCTTCCGACTCAGAAGACTTCAGAGAATTTGCTGAGGTAACTCCTTCTATTATTGAGATTTGGGTATATGCAGGGATTGTCGGATATCCAGGCACATTCACTGACCTAAATAGGTGGGTGAAAATGAAGTATAAGAAACTAAACCGCCGTGAAATACTTAATAGTGAGATTGCTGCTCTTCACGCCGATATACAAGAGCTTAGAATGGCAATTACCTCAGGTGAAATCAAGGGCGATAATGGAGCCGCACGCTTGGCTGCATTGGAGAAAGAGCTTAGATCGCATATTGAAACATCTGAACGAATGAACCGATCCACGGATAAGCGGGGATTGGTACTTGCAGGTGCAGACCGAGTGATGCGAGAAATTACTGCAATCTTTAAAGATGATCCTCAGTTTGCTGAGCCCATTGAAAATGCTATAAATGCAGTATGGGCAAAAGTGTATAGCGAGTTAAGCAATGCTTGATCTAGATCTGCCAGAACTTCCAGGAGAAATTCCAGGATTGGATGTACGCACACTCCGTTCACAGGGCACAATGTTGGCACGACTGCCATCTATTCCTGGTGTCAGCGTTGAGCAGTTTTTTATGATGAGCCGAGCACAAGAAGCAGCTCGAATTGCAGCAGCTATTGGTATTGCTTACGAGGAAGATAGAAGGCGTGCAACGATTATGCGTGCTAAAGCTAGAGCCGAAGAACGATTTGCACAACGCTACGCAGAGGGAAGACTGTAATAGTTACACTAATAAAAAAGTATCAATATGGCTATTGCAAGTTCCTCCTTAGCATTTAAAAGAGCGGCATTAATGACTGCTACAAAGGTGACAACAAAACCACCTTCTGAAGAAGTATTAAGAGCGAGGGACAGTTTCTACGATTTTTGCTGCTTTATGGGCAAGAAACCTGCAAAGCACATGATGGAGTGGCACAACCAATTATGCACAGGAGAAGATAGCGAATGTCTAATAGGCGTCAGCGGACCGAATACATCGATCCTCGCACCTCGCGGATCTGCGAAAAGCACTGTCCTTGGTTTGTTCGCTGCTTGGATGATTGGACGACATGCAGCTGCCAAGAAAATGCTGCGAATTCTGTACATCGCTTATATGGTGGACATTAGTCGTGCAAAATCAGCAACCATCAAAGGTATCCTCACATCTCCAAAATATCGTGAGGTCTTTCCTATGGTTCGACTATCGAAGATCAAACGTTCCGACGAATACTGGTCGATCGACTACGACTTCGCAGGAATTGACACTGCTGGTGAGGAAGCGTTCACTATTGCATGTGGTGGTCTCAAAGGTGCTATTACCTCGAAGCGATCCCAACTTGTTCTTATTGATGACCCTATCAAGTCAGCTGCATCCATCAACAATCCGGATATTAGGCGAGAGATGGAATCAACGTGGTCTAACGTTATCGCTCCTACCATGTTCCAAGGCGCTAGGGCGATCTGTCTTGGGACAAGGTTTCACTTTGACGATATCCACCAAACCCTTTTCGTGCCTAAGAACAATTGGAAACAGATTGTTCAGCAAGCGGTAAAGACTGATGCAGACGGTAGGCAAACGTCGTACTGGCCTGAGTTCTGGTCAATGAAATACCTGAACGAACGTAAGCAGGAAGACCGTGTCGCCTTTGCGTACCAGTATCTAAACACAGCTGTCCGCAATACAGACGTCGGTATCTCACCAGAGCTGATTGTTCACGGTGAAGTGCCTGATGAATACGACTGCCTTGGTGTTGGTATTGACCTTAGTGCTGGACTTTCACAGAAGAATGACTGGACAGTATTTACACTTGGAGGAATTAAAGATGGCAAGATTTACCTGATTGACCAAAGGCGAGAACGCACAATGGGCAACATCAAAAAGATGGACACCCTCTGTGAAATGTTGGCTGATTGGAACATCCTTATGGAAAACGACGAAGGTCAGTTCTTTCCAACAATGTCACCGTGTATGGTTTGGCCTGAAGCAGTGGCATACCAAACATCTTTTGAGGGTGACTTTAGACGAATTATGCACGAGAACCGTGCTCTGTATAACCTTACTGTAAGCCCAGTCAAGGGATTTAAAGGCGACAAACTTGCACGCTTGAGAGGCGTATTGGGTCTGTACGAAGGCAGACGAGTTGTATGGAATAAGTGGCGTAAGTGGACAGTACTTGAAGAAGAGCTATTAAACTTCGGTCATAGTCAGCACGATGATACTGTGGACTCCATGGTTCTTACTATCGGAGGACTCTTAAGACGAGGAAATTTGCAAATTGATTACAATAAAGACAGTTTTGAACTGTAGTCGAAATGGCTAAACAACTTTACGGCAAAAATTATGCCGATATGAGTGAAAAATATCGGAGTAAAAATACAAAAGAAGAATTTAAAGCGGCTCGCCGTGAACAGCGTGGCGAAATTATGAGTAATGGTTTGCCCCAGAATAAGGATAAATCCAAATCACCAACCTATACACAAGACAGACTATATCCGGATCAAGAATTCAGTGGCAAAACTAATTCCGCATCAAAAGGAGGACCACCAAGTCCTCCGCGCAAGGCAGGCGAGGCGCTGGAGGCCGATAATCCAATTGCAGCAGAAGCTGCTGAATCCGTACAAAAAGCTGCAAGTAAAGCCAAGGGTGGAGAGTATCAGAAAGGACAACAGCATTATTCCAAAGGCGAGCTTGTAAATACAGGAGCTCCCAATAAGGACTATCCTGGACAAGACAACAATCCATACACCGTTAAAAAGATTGAAAACTTTGACCTTGCTGCCGGTGGTGCCGGTGCAAAGAAAGGTACAAATCGTCTAAGTGCTCAGGATATTAAGCGAATGAATGAGCAAGGTGGATTTAGCAAACAAGAAATCGTGGATTATGCGGAAAACCATGACTTCGGTGATGGTCCTGGAGCATCTGGAGGAAAGGCACAAGCACTTCTAGGTAAATATAAGGACGCAATTAAAGCGAATCAAAAAGAAGAAAAAGCTCCTAAACAGGATCCGGTGATACCTAAGCCTGAAGTAACTCCTAAACCTTCACCAGAACCCACAGAAGGTACAATGACAAGAGGTGGAGGCATGATGGGAGATGACAGTTATTATTCAGACCAGAGACAAGAGCAAGAAACTGAAGTTGTAGTATCAGGTGATAACAGCAATGCTGTGGGTGGTCAGCAAATAAATTCTGGAGCTGGTGGCGGTTCAATCGGAACCGGGATTGTTGGTGACAACAGCACCGTAACCAACACACAGAATATTGATAATTCC